GGGATTAATCGAGATGGGACATTCTCTAATTCAAAAACCCCTTGCGCTCCGAACAAAGGATCTAGCCAAACCTCCAAAGGATAGCCTGTGCCTAACTTGTCTCTATCTGTGGCACTGTTAGGGATTAATTCTTGATCTAAGACAAAATCAATCTCAATCGGATATCCCACGCTAAGGGTCATCGTCCCTGTGGCAAAAGGTTTATTATTCAGGTTGCCTTGAAAAACGATGGTAGAAGATATAGATAGAATCCTGCGCTTGCGTCTTTCCCCATTAACAAAATAGGTTAGCCGATCACCTGGACGCATCGAGGGATTAAAAAAAGTGGTGAAGTTTTCCGTGTAACTGTTCCGAGCGTTCTCTATATCCAGATTGGTTTTAATTGCCGTCCTGACTTCCCCTAGAGTTTTGGCATAAGGAAAGCTCATTGACCCCGATACTAATTGGTCAAAGGGTGTTTTGTCCGGCGCTGATGGTGTCCAGACTTTATAACGGTATCTCTTAGGATCGGATTGGTTTTGCTTTTCCTCTGTTTCTGCCGGGTTCTCCTCCTCTACCCGCTCCCAGATTGGAGGTAGTCGTCTTGATGATTCCGGTCTACCCTCAACTTCCTCTGTTTTGTTTTCTGCAATCTGAGAGTCAAAACCCGATCCGTTCCCCCCTGTTGATGATGATTTTGTATAGGCAATAAAAGTATCTTTTTCGCTATCTCCAGTATTCCTATATCCCGGCGTGTTTAAACTTCGATTAATTTTTACCTTGTAGGATTCAGAGGTTTCCGAGCCTGTAGTTAAAGGGGGAAATTCTGGCTTTTCCTTTTCGTTATTGGGTTTCTTCTGATTAAATTCTCTGATTGCGGGATTCCTGGGATCTTCCATTGATGCCATAGCCCTAACTATTTTACTCCTAGCTGTAACAATATAAGGTTGTTGAAACGTCCTGTCTATTGCTGCCAATCGTCGGCTCGTTCCGTCTGGCATACACCACTTAACCTCATCAACACCCTGAACCGCCGCGTCTTTGTAATATTTATCCATTGGCTCATGATAGTAAGTCTCCCTCTCAAAGATAGAAATTCGCTGCGGGGTATAGGCTTTTCCTGCTAATTCCTTAGTCATTCGGTCGGCTTCGGTGGCTTTGTCTCCTAGTTCGCTATATCGTTGTTGAGATGAGAGTGTGGGATATTGTTCCGTTGGATCGGCTTCTGAATCTGAAACATTAATTTCTGGCTCCGTAGCGAAAACGTGAAACCGCCATCCTGTTTTTTGATAACCCAAATATAAGCCTTCATAAGCGGTTTCTCCCTGACTATAAGAATGTTGGGTTGTAGTTTCTTCTATTATTTGCCAAAACCCTCTAACGTCAACTTTCTTTAACTTCCAAACGCCCTGATTGTATTCGTAAATATCCTTAGCTAACGGCCCATTGAAAGCATATTTTTGTTCTGTAACTTGAAACTCAAAACCATCAATAGTTTTAATCTCTCGTTTAACCTTGACGTAGTTTTGTCCAGACTTCCAGAAGGAAACCGACAAATCATTAATATTAACTGAATTAGGCGGTGTAGCTGCTATATCAGGGTCTTCTGTCCTTTGCTCATATTTGCGCTGTCTCATTCGGTATTCTGGCAGTGTAGGCGCTCTATTCCCTTGATTTTCCTCCTTCTGTTCCTGGAACTTTTCAAGAAATTCTCCCGTGACTTCTTGCTTCGGCCATATATAAGAAGCCCCATAAATATTAGTTACATCTTCATTCTTTAAGGTAATAGTCTGTTTGGGTGTGATACTGTTTGGCAATCCCACAATAATTTCCTGTTGAAAGGCGGAATTAGGGGTAAGCGATCGCTGTTTACCTGTGGAACAGTTAACAGAAATTGCCGATAAAACATCCGTTTCTTGTAATAGCCATTCCTTTGTTGAGTCCCATTTTTTGCAGTAGACAGTATCAGAGTCCGATAAATCTAAAAAACAATTATTCTGTCTTAACCTCGACTGAATTTCACTCCTAGGTATTCTCCCTTCCTCTGGACTAACATCATTGGGGACTGGTATTTCCCCCTCCATTCCTGATAACTTCCCCCCAGCTTCACTGCAAAGCCACGTTAACGTTCTTGATTCAGCTAATTTACTTTCGGGTTGCGATGCGCTGTTAGTTAAGCACTCAGGATCAACACCTGGACTGGATGATGAATAGTGGTAAGAAATCTTCCAATCCCCAGAATAGAGAATAGGTGACAGTCCATCCAGAGGATCATTGTCATTGTACTTTCTGGGAACCAAAGGAACCTCTGTATCAAGCCACCAATGGGGATCTGTTAAGGAAATTGAAACCTCTATTTTTGGGTGCGATAACTCCGATCTCATCTTTTCATTAATCTCTAGCCCATCCACTCGCCACCCAATCCCGAACGCTTCAAACTTTGCGCCCCTGCATAAATGTTTCAAAACTAAACTCTTATAACTAAACCAAGTCTCGAAACTCATCTGTCCGTTTTGAGATTGTTCTAAGGATGTGGAATAACTGAACTGACCCAATAAAGGCAACCATTGTAAAACCGTTGGCAACTTATCTATATAGTCAGTATCGTAATTAATATTAGATGTGTTGTTAACAACCGATATCTTAATGGGTGTAGTATTTGCTGTTACCTTAACTCCCGATACCTGTACAGCTAAATTTTGCGGGGCTGTGAGGATGGTTTTGGCTAAAGACTGAACAGGAATAAAGGTTAATTCTTGGGATGTAGAATTGTAAACCGCTTGACCCTGCAACAAATCCCCTGCAAGTGTTCCGGGCGGTTTGACCGTGTAGCTAATCCCACCAATATAAACACTCGTAGCACTGCTATAGTTTGGGACTGATACGGTTACGGGGTTGGTAGGGGATGTGACTTGAATATATTTTGGTTCTGAGTATTGAGCGATCGCCACCTGTTGAGTATAGGGATTATAAATAAATTCATCCGGTGCGAGTTGTGCCGTGTCTACTGATTCCGATAATTGGTAAACCTTATTATTAACAACAACTGAGACAATCTTCTGACTTTGAGGTGTGGAGATAATTAAAACCGGATCGGTCGTGGGACTTACTGCTACAATAGAAACATCATCTTTAACTAATATTTCCTTACTTAACCCGTCGGGAACTCCCAGGGATAAACCAAAAGCACCGGACTGTTTAGTATTTAGATTTAATTGCGGGGTGTTTAATTTTAAGTACATAATATTATTATAAATTCATAAGTCTATTCTAATTATAATATGGCTGTAATCACTGGCAAGTTAATTTTTGAAACTCCATCCTCAATCAAAGATAAATATTATGAAGCCCTGACCTGGAGGGATGGCGACAATGCAATTCGTAAATCCTACTTTAACGACAGTGGAAACCTAGAGTTAATGATTCCGGGTGACAAGTATCAAGAGAACCCCAACCCGTCCCCCGGCTCCGTATCTAATCGCTTCGGCGGTGACTGGGTACAAGTTAGTAATATCCGGTTTGGCTTCTCGATTGACGTGATTGAAGAAATGGCAGAATTGCGTTTTATCTTTCAGGAATTAAGGCGTTACCAAGGGGCAACTATTCAAAGCAGTAAATCATTTAGGGCTTTAAGGGTTTGGGATTATGTAGGGTTTGATATTGCTGATTATGCCACGGGCGTTACAGAGCGTCATGTTAAAATATTAGGGATAGAACCTCAAGGGGGATCGGGCGTGATGCAAAAAGGATCTCAACAGTGTGTTAGTGGTAGTGTAACTAATACCCCTGACAGTCCCAGACGGTTTTTAGGGCAACCATTCAAGGTAACATTTGAGGAGTTTGGACACCGTGAAACCTATTAATGTCATGACAGAAATAAAAGGAAAATATCAAATTTCATTATGTAGAGGTCAAAACTGTTGCCCTCAGTTAATCATTGAGAATGGTAAGTATATTATTACCGATGATTCCGGCGGGAGGGTTGTACTGGATAAAAGTAATATTGACGAATTAATTAATCAGTATCAGGAATTTCAGGATTTAAAATCACTCAAGGAATGGTCGTTAGGTAAATAATGCTATCTGATTTAATTGTTTTCCTATTACTGTCTCTCGGTTTGCGGTGGTTTATTTTTAAGCACTCCCTACTCTATCCTGTTCGGGTGTGGCTTGAAAGCTCCAAGGCACAGTCATTCTTTAGTAAATTATTTCAATGCCCCTACTGCCAAACCTTTGAGGCTTCTGTTATTGTGTATCTGGTACTCATGCCATTTTCACCTGCTATTGGGTTTCTAGCAGGTTTATTTAATGGCTATGTTGCGATCGCAGTTGAAAACTTAATTGAATCCCAAATTGATAAGTTTGAGGCAAGAAACGAAAACAAATAAAAAAGTAAGTGCGCTGCAAACGGTTAGGTTGAAATTGCTGCATAAAAAGTTAGGGATTTAAGCGATATCAAATAGACTCAATTGTTTAAATTCAGGTTTGTTTAATTCTTTAATTTCTATCTCTAATTCTGAGTATTCCCTGGGTTGATTAATCCTGTCACAAGCAATATCAAAATATTCCTTTTCCTTTTCGATGCAGATATAATTACGTCCCAATTCTTTGCAGGCTACCGCAGTCGTACCACTGCCACAAAACGGGTCTAAAACTATTCCATTCTCAGGGGTAATTAAAGTAATTAAATATTTCATCAGGTGACGACTCTTGACCGTTGGGTGAGTGTTTTTAATCTCTCCACTGTTTGACCTATCACTAGGGGATGCCTTGGCTTGGTAATAGACGCTAGGGATGGTTTCGGGGTCAAAGGGGAGTTGTTTAAAGAATCGGGCGGCGGTTCCTTGATCGTTGTGCCCAAAAGTTGTATGAGCATACTCTTTACCTTTAGCCACGCTTTTAAAATCACCATTATTTCTTGGTCTATCACTACTAACACTAACCCCACTCTGTTCACCAATCACCGTCACCGGACAATCAGGGCTATGATTCTCGCCTTTGCAATTAGCACCGCAGGAAAGGATTAGATTTGATGGGAATCTACCGGATGTCGATCCTCCTATCATCTTTTCTGTTTTATCATGAGCAAAAGTCCCATAACTAGATCGATTGGTTGGATTACATCCCATTGTTCTGATCGTGCTTTCCGTCCCCACTCGTGATGCCTCAACATTCAAACCACCAACCCCATGTTTTAAAATATTTCTAGCAATACTTGTTTCTGATATAGGCTTTTGAACTAACCACCAACCCTCAACGGCTGGTTTTAGTGCCGGCGTTTTCCATCCGTCCCATTGTTTAGCTTCGGGGGATTTTGGGGTGGTTTCACACTCATTACGGGCCAATCCTTTCCAGCAATCATTTTCTCCCCAGTTTTTATAATTAGGTCGCTGCGTGCCATCTGGTCTAGTTTTTAGTCCTATAACTTCCCTTTCTTCCCCAAACAATTGATCGATTTGCTTTGAAATATCCTGACTTTTTGGAAATCCTTGGCCCTGTGCAACATGGCAAATATCAATAATTCTAAACCCTGCTAACTCCAAAGCCATACCCGTCCAGTGTGATGTTCTGGGAAGACTCCAAACCAAGCCACAGGCTCCGGGTTTCATCACCCGTAAACATTCTGCCATTATCTCAGATAGCCAATTAATCCAGTTAAGCATACCGCCTTTGTTATGGTCAAATTCCTTTGACATAAAGCTAATTCCTGCGGGTGGATCGCTTATTAAACTATCAAAATAATTATCAGGAATATTCTTTAAAACTTCAAAACAATCCCCATGAATAATTTGATTTAACATTT